TCTAGCGTGTCTGAATCTTCTGAGATATTTCCTACCATTATAGGAACCCACTCAAATACTCCTGAACTAGTTTCGCGGTATACTTTTAGTTGATTATCATCTGTGTCGTACCAAGTGTCTCCTTCTTCAATGTTTGAGCCAGTTGGAGTGTCTGTTGTTCTAAAGTCTTGGTCTGCTAACTGTTCTACAGCTTCTTGCAGATTTGTTGCTGTTACTGTTCCGTGAGGGTTGAAAGAAACTCCAGAAGCATCAGAAGTAGTACTTGGTATAGCAAAGTTATTAATTTCTATTGTAGTTATATCTTCATTTATTGAGACTTCGACTTTTCCGGTCTCCGTCACAGAAACTTCAGTTACATCTTCTGATACATCTACTGTAGTTAATACGACGGACATTATCTTGTAACTTCTTGGTTAAGTGTAACCTCTCCCTGTATAAGGCGTTTAACAACAGCATCTGAGCCTGTGTGAATCTCAAGATCGTAGTAATAACGCCCTGCAGAAATTCCAGTAGATGTAGCATTTGGAAGCTCCATACGAATAGCTCCCGCAGTAGCGTCTGTAACGGTACAAGTAAAGCTGGCAGCAGCATCACCAGAAGCATCTTTTTTGGTGCGCAACTGCGCTCTAGCAGAATAGCCAGTAAGATTCTTAACTGAACCTGATTCCTTTACGACTAAGTCAAGAGTAAAGTCTGATCCTTGGTCAATAACTAGATTATAAGTTGCTGCTGCCATTTATTTCTCCTATTGTGGAATTATAGCCTAGAGGACATACTATGTCAAGGATTATTTTTTGGAGGTATTATCATACAAATATTTTTTATTATCTCAACCAACCAAAGTTACAGTTCCATCCTCGAATTGCGTAGCCTGAAGTAGTTTCTCCAGGGGCTAGTACAACTCCTACTCTTATCTGTCCTGAGGTAGTTTGTGCAGGAAGTACAAAACTAATTGGAACAACAATGTAAGGGTCAAGGCTTGAAGTACTAAAATCTCCTATTCCAATTGTTTCTCCGACTCTTACCCAAGTGCTGGCTGATTGAGGTCCTGCGTGCCAGTAATGAGGATCATTGCTTGTAGTTGGACGAAACTCTGCGTCGCTAGTACCATCTACCCAAATTGTTGTTCTATTATTAGAAGAGTCATAATTATACCCCCAAACATCTACATTGTTACCGTCTTGATCAAATGTAGCGTCTGCACTAATTTGACCTCCTGGAAAGGCTCCCTGTCCAAGCACGTCTCCAGTGTAAGTTAGCTCTCTAATATTATCTTCTGGGGAATCGCCCGAAGCTCCCAATAATTGACCTAAATTTATAGAAGATACTGTAAAGCCTTTTTGTTCCACAAATACTATAACTCTTTGATCGTTTGAAGATTTTGAAATACCAAGCCAGCCATTAATATACAAACGTTTTGATACTCCTCCGTTTGGTGCTGGTACAGAGAAGGAGGTGGTTGTAATTGCATTACTTCCTCCTGTAAAAGCGTACCTTTTGTTTAGTGGGGTCTCAAAAAACGAGTTAAAATGCTCTGATACATCACCGGTGATATTATTTGCAGTTAAATTACTAATTGTAACATTTGTAGCATCAAGAGTACCTGTAGTAATATTATTTGCACTAATTGTATCTGCATCTATGAGAGTGGCAACAATTGAGTTTGCTTGAATCATATCCGCAGTAATTACATTCGCATTAATAATATCATTTATAAGACTACCTGTGCCTGCTCGAAGTACTGTAGAGTCAACTGCAACTGCATTTGCTGCTACAGAAATACCATCACCTGCTCCGACGTTAAGAGTTGCGGCACCACTACTTGCTCCACCAGTAAGACCATTTCCTGCAGTAACTGCAGTAATATCCCCTATATTTGTAGTATACCCCGCTCCGTTAATAAGTTGATTATTATTTGTAGGAATAGTAGTGCTTGTAAATGCGTTTGAGCCAAACGTATAACTTTGATTAGTTGCTCCGCTTACACTGAATGTAAGAGTATTACCGCTTTTACTAATTCCGTTTAAAAAATAGTTTGTATCAGTATTTGTATCTGTCGAAGTAAAAGTAATTGTATTACCACTACGACTTACGCTAGTAGCACCACTTCCTGTGAAGTTTATAGTTTGGCCTGCAGAAATATTTGTACTCGCACCGCCACTTGCTTGAATATTAAAGTTTGTAGTGTTTGTATCAGTAGCCGCAAAGTTAAATACGCCTGCAGACGACTCTGTTATACTAACATTTGTACCGGACTGAAGAGTAATATTTCCTGTGCGATAAGTTCCTGAATCTTCTCGAATTTGTGTAACTGTATTTGTATCCGTATTATCAGAAGCAGGAATTGTAATAGTCTTTGTATTTACAGCAGTAACGTGGCCGCGAGTATTTGTAGTAATACTATCAATTGCTGTAAAGCTTGCTCCATATCCTGGAGATACAGAAGAAGTATTATTCGTACGAGTAATGTTTGCGTGATTAATAGTAATTGTTTCAGCAAAGTCTTGATCTGTAGTAAAGTCTCCTCCCGTGCTTAAATCTGTTCCAGCACTAATAGTAATGGTTGCGTTATTTGGAACAGTGTTCGTATCTGTAGAAGAAATGGTAAAGTTTGGATAAGTGCCAGATATAGAAGTAGCGCCGCCTCCTGTAAGAGTTACTGTTTGATCAGGAGCAGAGTTTGTGATTGCACCAGTAGTATTATTATAACTAATACCGGTGCCGCCAGATAAAGCTCCTCGAGCACGAGTATTTGTAAAGTAAAGATTTGTAGAGCCTTCTGCAAGGTCATCAGTACTTAGTCCCGCAAGAGAAGAAGGAGAACCTGTTACACTACCAATAAAACTACCAAAGAATGTTCCTGCTTCTACAGATTCGCTACCAAATGACCATCGATCGCTACTTTCTTTCCAAATAAATGTTTTATTTGTTTGTGTTCCTCGCTCTACTTCTATTCCCGCACTTTCAGTCGGATTACTCCCAGTAAAGTCAGCATTCAAAGTAATAATATTGTCACCGACATTCAGAGTTGTAGTGTTAATATATGTAGTGGTTCCGTTAAATGTTACATCACCTGTAAATGTTTTATTACCAGCAATCGACTGTGTTCCAGTTGTACGAACAACAGTACTATCTACACTAAATGTAGTACCTGATAGTCCTAAACCAGAGCCTGCGCTGTACTGAGTATTTGTATCAGTAAATGTTACATTCCCTGCACCTTCTCGAGTAAGAGTAAGAGTGCTACCACTTACAGAGGCATTTGTAACATTATTCGTTGGAAGTACATAAGCATTTGCACCTGCAGCAATTCCATTGAGTTTAGTATGGTCTGCATCTGTGAATACGTTTGAGTTTGAAGCGCTTTCTACGAGTGCACGTATTTCTGCAGCACTTTGGTCAGCTGTAGCACCACTTTCTATTCCATCAAGCTTACTATGGTCTGCATCTGTAAACACATTTGAGTCAGATGCTGAAGCTACAAGTGCTCGTATTTCTGCTGCTGTTTGATCTCCTGTTGCACCCGCTTCTATATTATTGAGTTTTGTATGATCCGCATCTGTAAATACATTTGAGTCAGAAGCACTCTCTACAAGAGAACGAATTTCTGCCGCTGTTTGATCTCCTGTTGCGGCACTTTCAATACCGTTAAGTTTAGACAAAAGAGCGTTTGTAAAGTTATTATCTGTCGGAGTATCAATACTAATAGTTGCTTCTGTGCCAGAAACTGCAACATTCAGTCCACTTGTAAAATTAAGAGCACTAGCATCACTTACTTCAGTTGTACTGTCTTCTTTTACAATAAGTTCGGGAGTCGCAGTAGCATTTACAGTAGAAGTTGCATCAATAACTACACCATTCAACTCAAGATTTGTTCCATCAAACAATACGTACTTGCTTTCGTTGCCAAATACCATTTTACCGCCAGTAAGGTTCAAGAAAGCACCACTTTCTCCTGTTCCTGGAGCCGCGTTTGCATCTGGTATGTTTCCGCCCTTTAAAGTTCCTGCAGTAATATCTCCAATGTTTGCACTAATTGATGAAAGATTTGTTGTACTAATTTCAGTTGCTGTTACCGCACTTGCTGTCAATAATGTAGCAACAACTGAGTTAGCTGTAACTTTATCAGCTGTAATTGCATTTGCTGCAATAGCATCCGCAGTAATCTCTCCTGCTACAATGTGATTTGCATTGATTGAGTCTGCATCAATTTCACGAGCAGTAATTGCGTTTGCTTGAATTTTGTCAGCAGTGATAGAGTTTGCTGCAAGTTTGTCTACAGTAATTGCGCCGTCTGGAACTTCTGTAGTTCCATCATCTCCTGTACTGAGAGTAATACCATCTACTATAGTACGCAAAGTTAGTAGGCTAGTAAGCTTGACTGTACTTTCAGTTTTTCTCAACTTTCCAATAATAGTGTCATCGAGATAGCCAGGTCTAAAGTTTGCTCTGTATGCTGTGACAGAAGATTTTGCTGTATCAAAGATTTTATCAATTCGAAGTTCTGTATCAGATACTACATCAATAACTACAGCGCCATCTGCCAAATCTGTGGGCGAAGTAGTTCCTGCCAAATTAAGGACATCTCCGATTATAACATTAGTTAAAAATCCAGAACCAGTAACAGTATTACTATTTGCACTAACACTGACACTTCCGATTGAAGTCCACGAGGAGGAAAGCGGAGTATTACCTGAACCTACATCGTAGTAAAACGAAGAAGATAAAGATTCTGTATCATAGTATAAAATCTTTAGTGCTGGTACGCTTGTATCAAGGTATACTAAATAGTCTTCGTCTGCACTAATATTTGCAACGTTTGTACTTCCTGTAAGAGTATAAATAGTCTCTGGATCGGACGGAGTAGATACTTGTGTATTTGTTGCTTGGAACTGCAAAGTATTAAGAGCAGTTACAATAAGCTGTGCCGAAGAAAAACCTCCACTTGGAATACCTTGAGCAACTCGTGGAATAGCATCTTCGTAAGGGTCTAAGAAAGTATAAGATACTTTTGCATACGGAGAATAATTTCCTCCAGTAGATACTGCTCGTACTTCAAAAGTAAGCCTATCACTAGTAATACCCGTAATGCGTAAAAATGTTTGAGAAGTTCTTAAAGGATTTTCTATATCAGGAATGTTATGTAATACTTCATAGCTTTCTACAAAATCAGAAGTACTTGCTTGCCACTCTACTTTAATTTCTTCTCCTGGTTTATCAGGGTCTGATTCTAAAATTACTCGAGGACTTGTAGGAGCCGCCATTTCGGTTTCTCCGTCTCGAGGTTCTGCTTCTACATATATTGTAGTAGGTATATCGGAAGTAGCATATCCATTATCAACTGCCCCATACTTTTCATTATAGTGCTCTACAGCAGAAAAAGCATATTCATTTGGCTTGTCTTGAGTTATAGAAAGAACTTTGTACTGTTTGTAAGACCCAGTAACATTTAAACTATCTGCAACCTCTTTCAATGACCATATTGTGCTAGCGGACGGAGTTGTACCAAAAGAAGTAACATCTAAAGTATTCGTTGTACTTGCGGAAGTTGTAACTGCATCTTCTTGCACAAAAGAGTACTCTTTCCAAACGATTGGAAGAAGATTACTACCTGAAGAGTCTTCAAAAGCATTAGACGCCCGTGCCTCTGTATTCAAATCTATTAAAGAGTAAGAACCACTAGAGTACACATATGCTTGTGGGATTCTATCTCCTCGAGAATAAGTAATTGAATTTACTGTGACATCATCCTCTCCAACGTAAAACGCTGCTGATTCTGTTACGAGAGTGCTTAAAGTATACGTGCTACCGGAATTTAAAGTCACTGAGCGATCGAGTACTACAGAAGTATTAGTTGCAGAAGCTACTCTACCACTGTACTGTACTCCTTCTCTATCAGCGTCTTGTACATTTACTATATCTCCCGGTTTAATATACAGAGAGTTAAGAGCAGATCTAAAACTAATAATTTCTGTTTGTTTTTGAGCTGTCCATAGCTTCCACCTACCATAACGAATTGCTTGAGCCTCCGAAGTACATCCAAAAGCTGTAGCATCCTCTTTTAATATTCTTCTATCTCTTACAATAGCTTCTCTATCTTCTATTATAATAGGTACAGGTTCATAGTTTGATTCAGGGTCGTTCCAAGTAACTACTATTTGGTTAGGACGTGTTTTTAAGCCTGTAGACTCATAAGAAAATTTGCCTTCAATTACGTTACCTTTTGTAAAATTGTAAACAGGATCAGCAGGCGAATCTTGTACAGCAACTAAACTACTATCCATCCAATATAGCATTCCCGTAAAAATACTTGCAAAATCTTTTAATACTTTGTATACATCAGTTGCTTTTGTTAAAAATACGTTAGCACGAAAACGAGGTTCTGTGCCACCTGCTCCGTTATCTACTAGTTCATCACAATATCGTGCAATACGATAAAGTGCATACTTATCAATATCTGATTCTCGTATCCACTTTCCTGCCCCGTACCGATTATTTGTTACAATATCATAAAATACCCAAGCAGGGTTGTCAGTGTACTGAAGCTCGGTCTTAAAAGTACCGTCCCAAAACTCTTCATATTTTGCTATACCATCTCCTGAATATTCTCGAGGCGTATAAGTTGAAGGAACTTTTACAAGTAATCCCTGCATAAGATACGACATTTTTGGAGGCTCTTGGTACTGTTTTGAAGAAAATGAAGTAGAAACAAGAGAAGTATATGGATAGGACAACCTATCTTTAATTACAAAGCCAAGTTGGTCTACTTTTGATTTTGCAATAAGAGTCCACTTTTCTTTATCTGTTACTCCATCTCCATGGCCTTTTTCATTTACACGAAGACCTATGTGTCGAGTAAGTCTAATAATTCGAATTTTGAAACTATCAAAAGGACGATATTGATTAACCCCTAATACATGGTCAAAAGAGTATGCTGCATTGGTTCTTCCAGTATGCTCTACGTAAGCTCCTGCATCAGGAAAAGCATTTTCCCAGTCACTACTAATACCGTTTAAAGTAGTTTGTATTTGAATTAAGTAACGAGCATAAGCAGGGTCTCTTCGTCCTTTGTTATTATTCATAGATTGTAAACCACCGGGATAAGTAATACGTATACTTATTTCATCTACTTCAGGACGTTGAGCTGCAGTGATTCCAAATGCAGTATCTGCTAATACAGTAGCAGCTGAGGCTACATCATTTTGAGAGTCGTCAGGAAGGCCTGATTCCATCGTTGTACCTGTAGGTAATATTTCAGATACAGGACTTATTCCTGATATTTCTCCAGTTCCTATAACTTTTAGTTCATGATTTACGCTTTGTGTTCCTGCTACTGACCCGCCAACACCTCCAATCTCGTCTAAAGGATTTTGGTATCTTCCTCCAGGACGAAACTGAGCCTGTATTCCGTCTATCTTTTTTCTAAAACTGTTTCTGTTATTTCCTTGCTGCTGGGCTTCTATTCTAAAGTAATAAGTGCCAGAAGCTGGAGTTGTCAATAAAGTTAAGGAGCTTGAGCTGTTAATTTCATCTAAAAAGAAGGAGTAAGATACTTGAAGAGTATGAGTTTCTGCAGTATCTATAACATCAGATACGCCCCAAAAGAAAAAAGTACCTGCGCTGGAACTTGTTTTTTCAAAAACACCAGCAATTTCTACGCCATCTCTTTTTAAGAAAGCTTTCCTTGTTGCTGTTGCTGTAGTTGTGTTCCAAGAAGTATCTGTAAAAGGAGTTCCAGAAGAAGCAGTGCAAGTTAAAGTTGTGTTACCTCCGCTTTCTGAAACACTAGATAGTGTAACATTTGTTGTTTTATAGTCAATTAAAGTTACTTTACGAGGTACTCTTCCATCATTTCTTAAATTTGTAGGAAGAGAAGCACCGGTTATTCCAGTATTAGTAGCGCTACTTCCATTAAAAGTAATTCTACCACTAGTTGCTGTTTGTACAGGCTCATAAGCACGAAGAGTTGAATCATCTGATGCAACATCGTTTAAAAATATAGAAGCTGCTCCATGCTTTAAGCCCTTTACTGGTCCTTCGCATAGAATATCTGTTCTTGATATATTTTGTGAGCTTTCGCCTTTTTTTGCTACCATTTACTGCTCCTTAGTGGGGATCGCTTATAAACTCTGGAAGATAATAATTAATTCCACCATTTCCTGCGCTACTATTTCCGCCTGCTTGCTGACTTACTGCCTCATTATACGTGTTAGACCCACTTTCTGATGAAACGGCTCTAGAATTATTATTGTAAAATGCTGTTTGTTCTGCTCTTGTATGAAAACTTACGGTTCTTCCTGGAACTCTTAATTCTCCATACAATATAGGAACTGGGTCTCCTTCTGCTATGTTTTGCTTTGAGCCTTGAAAAACATAACTCTCATCTTGTTGACTATCTGTAGAAGGATCAGGAGCCATTGTTTGTTGTAATCCTGCCATAGCAAGATTAACTGCAACACCTAAAGCAGATGTTGCTAAAACACCTGCTAAGCCTCCTGCACTAACTGCTGCTTGTAATCCTGCGGCAAAAGCTCCTCCACTACCAAAAACTAAACCTAGTCCTCCTGTAAAACTTGTACCTGCCGCTGCCGCTGCTCCCATGCCTGCTGTCATTACTGTAATGGCTACGGCGGCTAGCAATTTTGCGCCACCACTTTTAGAACCTGCAGGTAAAGGAGTAATAATCATATCTCCTTCTTTGTATAATAAAAGTAATTCGGACTCATGTTTTATAGGCTTACCTGCTACTTCGCATATAAAACCTATATTATTATCATGACACTTTTGAAGATACGGCATAAAACCTTCAAAATTACATTTCAAACACTTAAAAACTTCCGGAAAAGAGTCTGCAGAAATATTTAGTTCTTTTCGGAACAACTCTCCCATTTCACCTTCTAAATATACTTTACGAATTGTCATATCTATAAATTCCTACGATGTGCTCTCTCCAAAAAGGAAATAAAGACTCTCGGCATGAAAGTCTATTTACTGCATGATGAAAAAAGACATCCTCCCCTAAGTACACTCCACAATGGTTAGGTACATCTGCCTCTATTTGAAAAATTAAAACGTCATTTTTTTGTGGAGTATTTACTTTTTTGTGATTCCAATTTTTAATATTTTCTTCTGTAAAATAATTAAGCCCCTTTTCCCACCAGTCATCTTCAAAAAGATCACGAGGAGGTATATGTATATCTTCTGAAGCTAGCCAATCTCTCATTGCTTCAAAACAATCTCTAATACCAAAACAGTATTCTCTACCTAATAAAGGATTAACATTGAGTTTAGGCTCTAAAATATTTAGTTCCATTTCTGGATAACTAAATATGTAATATGGTATTCCTACCGCATTGCAATTATCTATATCTGCTTTGCTTGGTTTGTTACTTCCGTCTGGGTGATTATGAACTATTCCTACAATATCCATTACTTTTTTATATTTCATGTAATCTACAGAAGACATTATAAAGTCGTTTTCGTCGATAGCTACATTTTTGCAAGGAAAAAATCTCTTTTTTCCTTTTACAATTCCTATCAGTCCACAACCTTCTCGAGGATATTCTTTTTCAAAATGTTGCTGTATCTCTTCTATCACTTAAACTTTCTCGATCCGGGGAATCCACCAAAAGGTAACGATACTGTAGTATTTAAAGTATCATCTGTATTATTTCCTTGAAAACGCTTTTTACATCCTGTAAGAGTTTTAGAACAAACGTCAAGTCTTTTCCAATAAGTTTTGTGTGTTGAAGGGTTTTTATTTGCAGGAACAGCTCTTAATGCTTCCCAAATCTCAGTATGCCCGCTGGTAATTGTTTTTACTTTAGCATCTTTTGCGTAAGTACTAGAATTAGACCAAGTAGCAATGCTAGAAATATTTCTAGTAATTAATTGGTCTTTTTCATCAAAAAATCTTCCATTACCGTCTAAAGCCCAGTTACAGCCTCCTTCATTATTTAAAAGGCCTCCTTGGTATCTCCACACACAGTATCTTCCAATTACTACTCTACCTGGCAGCTTTACGCCCTCTACGTCAATAGGGCTTGCTAATTCAAATTCTACCATTATACTGTCTTCAGAAGCTACCCTATCCACTACATAAGTTTGAGAAGGAAACTCTACAGGCGAAGAAGAAGGATTTGAATCTGTACTTCGATAAGTGTTAGAAAGTAAGGTTCTTCTATAAGTAATTCTACTATTTAGTAAATCTTCATTTTTTAATAGACCTTCGTCTACAAGTATGGAGTATAGAGTCTCTTCATCACTTGTTCCGTCATCATTATTAGAAATTGAACGAGTAAGAGTAGGTATATTTGCTACTCTTAAAGAAGGTCTAGCTATAGCACCTGCCCCATTTAGTTCCACTCCTTCTATTTGTATGGGTAATGCAACATATTCTTTTAAGGGGTATACTGACCCAACAGCAGTTTTTTGCGGAAAATAAATATTGTTTGAGCCGTCATCTAGTCCATTAAAAAGATATACTTTAGTACCACTAGGTAAAGTTATATCAAATAACTCAACATAAGAGTCATCTACTTCCTGTAGTTGTACTGTATCTATTAAATCCGTCATAATTAGGGCTCATATACTCTTCGTAGTTGACAGTCTAAGGAATGAAAGTTTTCTCTAACATAATTTACATTATAACTATCACATACTACTTTTAAAGTGCTTGTAGTTAAATTTCCCGAACTAAAAGTATCCGTTATAACAAAATTAAAGTTTTTTCCTGCTTTATCATCTAAAAATCCTGCAATTAAATTTATATCTTCTGCTGTTCTATTAGCGAAAGCTATATTAAAAGTATCTTGTTTAGTGTTAATTCCGTCTAGCACTCTTTGTTCGTACCCATCCCCAAACTTTGCAGTTAATACATTATGCTTTGAAGCTCGTGACATCCCTCTATCTGCAGTTGCTTCAAAAGCGGCTCCATTTGAAATACCTTTTATAGAATTTACGTCACTTGCAGGTATTGTAAAGCTAAAAGTTGCCATTATGCTGCTCCATGCTTATTCAGGATTCCTCCTGCTCTTTTTTGATTATGTAGTTCTTTTTGAACTGCGGCAGCAATAACTTTTCCTAAATTAGAAGCCTCTCCGTTATTTGCAGAAGATTGAGTTCCTCCATCAGAACTTACATTAACAGTAACGTTGTTTACACTTTGACCGCCACTTTGCATTTCTACAGGTATGGATTTTCCGTTGGGTAAAGGTACGATTGCTTCTGTTCCATGAAGTACAGCAGGGTACCCTGATTGAGGACCGCTTGCAATACCTCCAACAGCATAGCCAGGAGCTTTTTTACCGTTTGACATTACTCCTCCGTAGCGATTACCTATACCTAAAAAGTCTCCAAAACCTGTACCGCCTAAAGCAGCGGTAAGAACTTTTGCTACAAGCAGTTCTGTAATAACTTTTGCTATAGCTTGTAACATACTTTGTGCCATATTAGAAAAAGCTTCTTTTGCAGTCATAGTGCCTTGAATTAATCCATCAAATGCGCTCTGCATACCAGATGCAAGAGAATTTCCTACTGCCATTCCTAGTTGTGCGATTTCTGTAGTATTTTCTTCAGCAATTTCTGCTTTTTGCTGTAGCAAAGCAATCTCTCGTTCAGATTGAGCTACTACTTGTTGGTGAGCTAATAGTTCTGCTCCTTGTAAATTTTGATTTGCTGCTATAAGTTGTTCTAAAGCTACTTGTTTTTCAGCAACAGCTAAGTTCGCAGCTTCTGCAGCAAATCCTAACCCTTGCTGTCTTCCTACTGCTCCAGGAGCACGAGAAGACTGTTCTCTACGTATTGCTAAATTACTTTTTGCGTTTTTTATTCGCTCAGATTGTTCTGCCAAATTTGTAAGAGTATCTAATAACCCTTTTGCATCTGTACCTGCTTCTTTGTTAAGAAGGTCTAATAAGCCGCCTTCTTCTCCTAAAGTTTTGGCCGCAGCATCTCCTGCCTCTGCTGTTGCAATTAATTGAGCAAGTAAGATTCTTGCTCCTAAAGGATCACCAGTTCCAATATCTTTTCTTAGACTAGCAGAGGCATTTTTAATTCCCGCAAGACTTGCATTATAACTTATTGCTGCTACTTGAAGTTTTCCTATTTCTTCTAAATCTCTACTCGCTACTGCAGAAGAGAATGCTTCTCCAAAAGCAGAAAAATCAACATCTCCAAGTAATTCGTCAAACGCTGCTTGAGTATCTCCATCTTTTTTAGCTCTTCGAATTGCCTCTGCTATAGGTAGAGTTGCAATTCCTGTAGCTATCTGGCCTGTTTTTTTGAATGCGTCTTCTTGAGCATTTATACCTGTAGTGATACTATTTATTTCTTCTGCAAGTTCTTTGTATCTATCTCTTAGGTCTGCAATAGCTGCTTCGTGCTCTCTTTGTGCATTGGTACCGTCTTCAACTTCTTGTAGCTGCTCTCTACTAGTGCCTAACTTAGTGAGTATTTTTGCTTCCATAGCATTTAGAGTCTCGTCAATATTATTTGCAAAAGTAAATTCACCTATTATTCTTTGACCTTCTTCTATACCTAAAACTTCACGGACAATAGAATTATCTAACAAAGAATTTAGTCCGCTTGCAATTAAATTTAAAGCAGTTTGAAATCCCTTTATCAATCCTGATAAAAACTTTTTAAAGTTGTCAATAACAGTTATAGGAGTTTCTGCAAGCTTTTCCATTGCCGTAATAACACTTGACACTACTGTT